CCATCCGCCAATACGCTCAGGAACACCCTGTCTAAAGCGGATTTTATCGCAATTAAACCACCCACCCTCATTAGTGTATGAAGTGGTGTCCCTGACAATGCCGGGCCTAAATTGCAATTTAGTCAAAGGCATTTGTAATTACTCAGGATAGTTGCCTGTGCGTATCATCGCACAAACTTCTTCTGCTCGCGAACCTACTTGTTTTGCCCATTTTGAGTCCATAAACTCATCAGCCGCTTTGTCGTAATCACCCACTGACATAGCTGTCAACGCGTTTCTAAAGCCAAGTAATCGAGTCATTCCTAAGTTGAAACACAAATTGACAAGGGCGTCTTGTCGCACAGAATCTATTTGAGAGAACCATGGAAAAGTAATAAGTTCTTGTTTACAACGCTTTATGTCGTTTTCAAGTAAAAACTCAATTTCATCAATAGAAAGCCCAATTCCACCGTCTTCATCAATGTTACGCCCTACACCGACAGTGGTCATATTTGCCGTGCACTGATACGCGTGTGTTCTAATCCCTTCATGGCGCTTTAACTGTTCTATTAATTTGCTCATTTGGACCCCGACTTACTCGCACCAAAATAAAAGCTTACCACAGAAGACACGATGCCCCCGAGATAACCCAGCACCAAGTTAACGACATTGAGGTCGTTGTCATCAGCTGGCTGGACAGTGACAAGCAAAACATACCCGCCAAAAAGCAAGATAGATAAAAGCGCGATCGCCCTTGCTGTCCAATCCTCAGAAAAAGATTCTCTAGCATTTTGTATATCCTTTGTTTCTAAAGCAAATACATCAACCTCAAGCTCTTTCATCCTGACTTCAAAGTCAAGTTCAGCTTTTTTAATTTCAGCCAACTGCTCCGGTGTAGCTTGTGCCAAAGCCCTTTCAATTTTTTGCGGCACAGGGTCACAACCCAGCACATCTGCGAGCATAGATGCCGCCGCGCCACCTACAGGTCCACCAAGAGCGGCACCTAGCGTCGGTGCCAGTGAACCTACTAACCCTTTTACTTTGTCAAAGTTCATCTAAAATACTCCACTGCTCCCAAGCAGGCTATGATGAAGGGATACATCGCAAAGAGCATCCGTTCGATTCTATTGAATCGTGATTGGCCTTGCTCTAACCGCCTTTCAATCATCTCCCGCATGAGCTTACATTCAGCCTCATGAATTTCGATACGCTTCAACGCTTCTTCTGCTACGTCCATTATTGATCCGCCAACGGGTTGTCGAGTGCCCTCTGCACCAATGCTTCAAGCCGCTCTTCTAAATCTTTAATGTCTTGATCCTGTGATGTGCGAAGCTGATCCCGTCGTGTTTCGAACCGATCCTCTGCCGCATCAATTACCTCACGCACTTCCGATTCCACGTTGTCCATTGCATCTCGTAAGTCGCGTGTTGTGCTTCGAACTAAATCTTCTGTGCGATCAGCTTGTTGTTCTATCCGCAATATATCATCGCGCAAGCCGTTTTTGATGTCTCGGCTGTACTCTACGGCTTCCGTGACCTTAGTGTCCATCACTTCCATTTGTTGCTGATACGCGCCTAAATCTAAGTTAGCGATTTCTTCAACCTTTTGATACATCAGAAAACCGCCGTACAACGCACCACACAAACTGCTTACAACACCGAGTCCAGCAATGCGCGCCCCCCACGACATGCGAGACACATGACCTGTGACCATTTTGATTTGGTCATCGATGTCCTCGCTCAATTTTCAAACTCCTCATCATCATTAAGAGCTATACGTCGAAGGTTTTCTACCTCACGTCGCAACTTCAACACTTCAAGTTCTTTTTTTTCAAGCTCCAGCTTGTAAAGCGCGTTACAGTTAATTCGTTCTTCAGGGCCATCCAGCGGGATGACAATACGTGCATAGACGCCAATATCTTTTCGTTGCTGACTGAGCGGGTTGTAGCCATCGAAAGGATCGTCAACGTCGTTAATAATGCCTGTGACACCAAACTCTATATTCGTTCCGCCGCCGATTGCGTTCGAACAATCCAAATCTCCCGCTCTAAACTTGTCTGACTGATAACTTGTCGGGCCACTGGGTAGCTGTAAATTTAATGAGTTGTTTTGTGCAAAAGCAGTTGTGCAGAAAAAAGGTAATATCCAAATCAATCTTTTCATAACAACGGCTCCTTAAATTTGGAGCAAATCCGCGATGCAATGATGGTGCCGTCTTTTTGTTCGCGTCGAAGTTTAGACTGCGAGCACACATAAGTTGCTCTATTGACATCTTCCACGTTGATGTAAACGTCAAAGGTGACATGCGACAAATATTCTACTTTTAATATGCGATAGCCCGTTACAAAAGGCACTGGCCTCCAATCAGCGTCAAACACTCCAACTTCGTAGTATTCGACATCTTGCCGTTTGTTGAACATACGCATTCGTACCTGCAACACATCTTCTATGTAAGAAGGCTTAAAGCGAGGGTACGCAGGAAGCATTTGATGCGCTTGAGCAACAGAAGCCAGCAAAAACGCACATGTCACCAAAAAAAATTTCATCAGTTTGCGATGCACTCCGCCATGACGATTGCGCGGTAAGTACCAGCGGGATAAGGTTTCCCATACCCGTACTCAGCTTTGCTTGTCACCTTGAACCAAGTGGTGCCAGCGGTATGCATGTCAAACTCTGTGGTGTAGTCGTATTCCACCTTGTTTGTCTCGTAATCAGACATCGCGGTATCAGAAACCTCATTGACCTCCACGTCCGCACTCCAGTCCACAACGTCATTCAAGCTAGGTGCAGTGCTGAAAGAGCTAGGAGCTGTAATTCTTGCGGTGTATGCGTCACCAAGCGCTATGTCGTAACGTATGATAGGCAACACACCACCATCGCCCGGAGCGGTGCTCAGAGTACCTGCAACAGGGTTTCCATACACGCCATTGACATCTATGTTGATCAAGCACTTTGATTCAATGGTCCCCGTGATTACTGCCTCCTCCGCGAAAACTGGCAGTGCCAGTATCGTAAGTGTTGTAATCATTAATCTCTTCATTACCTATTCCTTACTTGTATTGTAATTTGATCATCTGCTCATGAAGCACCTGCTGTGCCAAGCCATTACGTAAGCCGCGCTTGTTGTCAGGTATATCTTTAGTTGGTAGTGATACCGTCTCAACGTATACACCACCTTCAATCTGTTTTTGATAATACGGATCAAAGCGAATTTGATTTGCTATAGAAGCCATCATAAAGTCCTGTGACACATCGCTTGCTATGTCTAAAGCGTTTTCTGATGCCGCTAATCCTTTTTCTAAACGATCATCACGCTCTTCTTTGTTTTCTCTACGATTTTTGCCATCGCGATCAAACAACTCTGGATCTGTTTCCTTGGTAGCCTCCAAAACAGCTTCGTCGCTCAACGCATCGTATGAGTCAAGATTCGGTTCCGGTGGAGGTGGTATGGGCGGCAGATAGCCGGGACACGAAGGATTACTTTGAGGGTCATAGCAAGGGTCGTACTTGTAGGTGTAAATGACGTTTGGGTCCGCGACGGAACCTGTGCCCTCAATTTCTATTGAGCCTTTTCCCCAAAACCCAATCGGAATATCATTGACCGCTACAATCTTATTAATGCGATTGCCCGGCAAACCTGACCAATCGTCTGTTTCACGGAATATGTAGCCGTCACCCTGTGCGTTTTCGTTTTGTACATGCACCAACATATCCGCTGACGGGTCTTTAATGGCGGTGTACTGGTAAATCACGTTGTTGACCTGAAGGCCTGCCTGTTGCGGCAATACGTTAGCCATCGCCCAATTAAATCCATTGGCGGCGGCGTTGGTTGTTACTCCGTAAATTGTGTCAGAGGAGGAGTAAGAGGCCGAGAACGCCAGCGACAGCACCAGCACCTTGAGCACGTTTTTCATCTAATTTATTTCCTTTCTCTTCGACTTCGAAATTATCTGACGTTCCGACATCCATCGCCAATTGTTCAGCTTCCCACGCACGTTTTGCCTCATCCCCAATCAGACCATTGAAAGGGCAAGGCGTACCAGCATCCATCATTGCGTCGAACACTCGTTGGTCTTGGCACATGACAGACACAGCGGCAACTTTCATCCCCATATCATAGAGGGTTTTTGCGTTTTTTAACTTTTCACAATTTTCGTCTCGAACAGTTGATCCCATTGAAATACCTAAAATTTGGGTTTGAACAGCACCTGCAACACCAAAGGTACAAAGATCGGAGTTTCCGTTTGAGATAATTTGAGGTGAGATAGCCGAGGGTGGAGGCGATTTTACGGTTGTCTCCATCGTCCCCGTGGTTGTCACCGTACTTGTCGTTGTTGACTCAGTGACAATAGGCTCTTCTTGCGCATGAGAAGTCATTGCTATTAATAGCAATCCCGAAACAAATATTAAATGTTTCATTGCAACGATGTGCCGTCGCTTTCGGCCTCTGTTTCAGACTCGACTTGCTTCAATGACTGCGCCAAAGCATTAACAAAAGCCTCTCGCCCGAACGCAAGCTGATCCAGATTGAATCGCGCATTTGATATCTTGCGATCAAGATCAGTGATGTGATTCACCATCAACTGCTGTTGTTCATTTAAATCTTCAACAAAGTATTCTTGATCTTCAACTGTAATGGGGGTCTTTTCATTTTTTCCCATCGTCGTCTTCTCCTTACTGTTTAGCTTTTCCTATGTTAAGCGCCAAGACCTCGAGAAACTTGTACGCTTTCGAAATCCACACGTCGTCTTTGGGTGTGGGTGTAACAGCGGCGATCAAAGAGCACACCGCAATGACTGAGGTTGCGATATTGGCAACGTCCATTAATAAGCCGATCATGGCGTATACGCTTTTGCGGCGGCAATGGCAGAGTCAACTGTTGAGAAGTCTTCACTGCCCCAGTCTGTTAACGCTTTGCCGTGCTCTAAATAACCACAACTTCGCATGACGCGCTCTTTGACTTCCTCTGATGTCATGTCAGAACAGAAGTCGTTGCTGGAATCTAAGGCGTTGGTGATAACACTGACACTACCCAGCATCGCTGAGTACATCTGTGCCTTTTCTTCGTCGGTTCTTGTTGCTTCTTCGCTCATGGTTTATCCCTCTAGAGTTGCGATTCGTGCCGTTAATGATTCGATCAGTTCTTGTTGTTCTTGCACTGCCTTAATTAAAGGGACAACAAACATCTCGTAAGATATCCCTTGCTTATTATCTGCGCTAGTTTCATCCATAGCCCAGCCAGCAAAGTCAGTTATGTTGTTATCATCCATTGCTTGTTTCACTTCTTGAGCAATGAAGCCATACATTTTGTTTGTGTAGTCGGCAGACGTTTTGCTTGAGTCATGCTCTGAAAGGCTTGCATCTAACTCTGATGGGGCTTTCCATTTATACGTGACTGTTCGCAAAGCCTTGATAAAATTTAGGCCGCAATCAGCGTTAGAACTAATCTCTTTCTTCCAACGCTCATCAGAAGAGCGAGAAAAAGAGGCGTTTGCAGTAAAGTTATTACTAACTACATTACTGGCTTTACCAAATGAAAAATGGTCCGACGTCGCAGTAATACTGTGTCCAAGACCAATAGCATTGGCCGCATCACTTGCACAATCGACGTTTCTTCCCACTAAAGTATTATTTACACCTGAGGTAATAGCATCGCCCGTGGAGTCACCCAGCAAGGTGTTTTGAGTTCCCGTACTAACTGACTTGCCAGCCTCATGTCCGACTGCCGTATTGTGAGTATTTGTGGCTGACGTAAAGTTTTGGCTTTCTAATGCTCCTTGTCCGATAGCTACTGAACCGCTACCCACAGTGTCGGCTCCAAGAGCGCCATATCCGATTGCTACATTATTATCAGCATCTCCTAGAGCATCTCCAGCGAGTGCGCCCAGCAAGACGTTTTGAACCCCAGATGTGACACTGAGGCCAGCATTCATGCCTACAGCAGTATTATTATTTCCAGTGGAACTGCTCAAGGCTTGAACACCTATCGCAACATTCTGTGCGCCTGTCTGGTTTGTGGTGAGAGAAAAATAACCCAAAGAGACGTTGTTATTCCCGGTCGTGATGGCATCGCCTGCAAGCGCCCCGATAAGGGTGTTCTGGAGTGCCGTGGTCAGTTGTTTTCCTGCCTCATACCCAATCGCTATATTGTAAGTGTTCGTTGCTGACGTAAAATTTTGACTTGCTAAAGCACTTTTCCCTATCGCAACTGAGCGCTGACCAAGGGTGTCTCCTGATAAAGCGGCGTAACCGACTGCAACATTTTGATCAGAATCTGTAAGTGCATCACCTGCAAGACCACCAATCAGGGTGTTCTGAAATCCCGTAGTGACTGAAAGACCTGCTGAATAACCTATCGCAGTGTTGTTAGTGCTAGCTGCTGAAGTAAAGTTTTGGGCTTGTAACGCGCCGTCACCTACCGCGACTGAACGCTTTCCGAGAGTGTCTGCTGACAAAGCACCGAAGCCAATTGCGACATTTTGATCAGAGTCTGTAAGAGCATCTCCTGCGAGTGCCCCGATCAGGACATTTTGAGTTCCTGTAGTGACTGAAGCTCCAGCAAGATAACCCATCGCTGTATTATTATCTGATGTTGCTGAGTTTAGAGCGTTACGTCCAACCGCAGTATTTTGAGTGCCAGTTGACACAGTTGCCATAGCTCCGCGCCCGACAGCTACTGAGTTGCTCGCCGTCGTTGCAGATTGTGCCGCTTGATATCCGATAAAGACGTTGTTGGACCCAGATGTCAGAGATTTGCCAGCCTCGTAACCAACAAACACTGACGCATCACCTGAAAATCCTCCCGAATCACCTCGACCAGCTAAATTGCCTACGGCGGTATTGAAGTTACTAGTAGCGTTTTGCAATGTAGTGTAACCCACGGCGACGTTATTTCCGCCTGTCTCGCAATCCAGTAATGCTTGACTGCCCACAGCAACATTCTGTGTTCCCGTCGTATTTGACTTAAGCGCTCTGTAGCCCACCGCGACACCGCCATCTGCTTCAGTATTTGCGTTGAGAGCTTCACGTCCCACCGCAGTATTCTGCGTACCAGACGTATTTGCATCCATTGTTTGAGTGCCCACTGCAACATTATTTGCCGCAGTATTGTTACGTAGCGCTTGATACCCGACTGCCACATTATTATTGGATGTCTGATTTGAACTAAGAGCTTCAGAGCCAAGAGCCGTATTGTAAAAGCCAGTCGTTATCGCATCACCAGCACCTGAACCTAAGAGTGAATTGAAACGGCCCGTAGTAACATTAAGTCCTGCTTGATAACCCACTGCGGTGTTATTAGAATCAGTAGCGGAAGTGAAGTTTTGATTTGCTAAAGTCGATCTTCCTATAGCAGTCGATTTACTTCCAAGTGTGTCATTAGTAAGAGCGCCTGATCCAACTGCTACGTTAAAATCAGCATCCGTGAAGGCATCTCCTGCAAGAGCCCCGACCAAAGTGTTTTGGACTCCCGAAGTGACTGCCGCGCCAGCAACATAACCGAGAGCGGTGTTGTAGTTAGTGGTATCTGCATTTTGCGCAGTAAGCGCACCACGTCCAATTGCTACGTTACCAGTGCCCGTGTCTTCTGCATCTAAGGCCGCGTATCCAACGGCGACATTCTCATCTCCGGTGGTCAGCGAAGTACCTGCTTCATCGCCTAAAAGGACGTTAAATCCACCACCAGAGGCGATGACGTTGCCTGCGTTGACGCCTAATTTAAGGTTTGAGGTTCCTGCGGTTGGTGTGGATATAGAGCCGTCATCTCTTGCAACTTTAAGTGCTGTAAAAGAACTGTTATTGCCAATTTTTAACAGTAGCGCATTGTCTCCGCCATCATAAATAAACTCGGCACCTACGATTCCAGTACCAGCTTCTGTTAACAACAAACTAGCGTCATTACCACTCGTCGCTTCAATAAGCACTGTAGAATCAGAAGCACCCTGCACCGTCAGACCAGCGGCGGTCACTGTGCTATTGAAAGTAGCCGCACCCGCCGCTGACATATCAAGGGTGAGGGCTGTAATATTTGATCCACCGTCGTTCCCTTGGAAAATCATGTCTCCGTTTGATGTGCTAGAACGAAGAATCACAGAGTTTGTGGAATCATCTAAATCAAGAATAAACTGCTGAGTACCAGCGTCTTTGAATCTAAAATCGCCACCGTCTGCATCGAAAACAATGTCTCCTACAACATCTAACGTAAAATCACCAGACGCATTACTAATATCACCAGTGATTTTGATGCCTGTACCAACTGTTTCTAGTTTTTCATTACTATTGTGATACAGTTTTGCATTATTATTAGCAGTGTCAAAAAAAGCTAATGTGTTACTAGCATCTTCAATTTTTACACCAGAGCCGTTGCTCTTTAAACGTAAATCACCAGCGCCAGAATCTTGAATATAGCTATCAGACCCATCATGATAAATCTGTAGATCTGAACCAGCGCCAAACACAGCCTTATCGTTATCACCAAAGTTAATGTCAGCAGAGGTGGTCATACCGTCTGTGGTGATAACACCTGTGACGTCGATGCCTGTAGAAGTGGTGGCGAGCTTTGTAGACCCCAGATGCAATAGCGAAACAGTGCCGCCAGATCCTCCATCAACCATAGTAATGTAGTCATTACCATCGGCATCACGAAGGCTGAGGTTTGTTCCTTTGATAAATAAATTGCCTGTGCCGCTGTCTTCAATTATAGAGTGACTACCAGAGTGGTAAATTTGCAAGTCTGAGCCAGCGCCAAATATGGCTTTGCCATTATCGCCAAATACAGCATTGCCTGTTATTTCCACGCCTGTGTTTGTGGTAGCGAGCTTTGTGTTGCTATTGAATTTGAGGGTTACGGCACCGCCGTCTACAGCAGTCAATAATGTGCCAGTGTCTCCCGCATTTCTGATCTGCAAATCGGTGGCTAATATTTTTAAATTGCCAGTGCCTTGGTCTGAAATAAAACTAGCCGAACCATCATGATAAATCTGTAGGTCAGAACCTGCACCAAATACCAAACGATCATCTGATGCACCGGAGC